CATAACGTGCGCGAACTAATACAAGAATTTCCTCATATACAATTTTTATTTGTTGATGGAAGAAAGGAATGCACTCGAATTGTTAAAAAGTTATTGCTTTCAGATGTTTTAAAGGAAAAACATGATTTACAACTAGCTTATGAATTAAAATTGTTATGAGGGGTCATATTGTATTAACATATGAACAAGCGATAATTATTATTCTCTTGATAATTCTTATAGCTTATTTAGACTAATGTGGTATTGTCCAGAAAAATATAAAAAACCAATTCCAAATTTAAATGAAGAATTTCTAAATTTAAAGGGAGAGCTGCCAGATCGTCAGGCTAAGATTACTTTAGCTAAATTTATGCGCTCTAATCTAGGTTTTACAACCGAGCTTCTTTCAGGGATTAAGTTAGCTTTATATCAAGAGGTCACGCTTAAAGCGTTTTTTAATCGGAACTTCAGTATGTGTGTTTGGGGGCGCGGTTGTGGTAAAAGTTTTATAGCTGCGGTTTACTGTTTCCTTCAGTGTATTTTTGAGCCCAGAACTAAAATACTAATTGCTGGTCCTACGTTTCGTACCGCTAGATTTATTTTTAATAACCTTGAAAAGATAGTAGAGTCTAAAGAGGCTCAAATGTTAGCTCACGCTTTCGGCGCCAAGTCTAAACGTAATGACCAGTTTGAGTGGAAAATAAATGAAGGTACTATCACAGCTATTCCTTTAAGTGGTGAAAAGATTCGTGGTTTTCGTGCGAATATATTGGTACTTGATGAATTTTTACTATTACCTGAAGAAACTATTAAAACGGTTCTAATGCCTTTTTTGGTCGCTCCTCAAGATATGGCTGAGAGGATTAAGATAAGGGAAATGGAAGATGAATTAATTAGGTCTGGTAAGATGAAGGAAGAAGATAGAGTTAAGTTTGAAAATAACTCTAAGATGATAGCTCTTTCTTCTGCTAGTTTTAGTTTTGAGAATCTTTTCAAGACTTATAAGGATTGGATGAATAATATTTATTCTGATGAAATTTTAAATTCTGATTACTTTATTTCCCAGATGGCTTTTGATTCTATCCCTCCGGATATGATAGATAGCACAGTTATCGAAGAAGCTAAATCAGGAGGCTCTTCTAATTCTTCCTTTTTACGGGAATATTGCGCCCAATTTACTGATGGTAGCGATAGTTATTTTAGTGCTAAGAAAATGCANGATTGTACCGTACCAGATACTGAAAAACCTCACACACTAATAAAAGGGGAAAAAGATAAAGAGTATATTTTAGCAATTGACCCAAGTTTTAGTAACAGCCCTTCATCTGATTACTTCGCTATGTCTATACTAGAATTAGACGAGGAGAAGAAAAATCATTCCACTTTAGTTCACAGTTATGCCGTCGCAGGCGGAGACTTAAAAGATCATATAAAGTATCTTCATTACATAGTAACTAACTTTAATCTAGTCATGATAATAATTGATAACGCGGGTTATCAATTTATTGATAGTGCTAATGAATCAGAGCTTTTCACAAGTACCCGTACTCATATTAAATTTTTTGATTTCCAAAGCGATAAATCTGGAGAGGAATATCATAAAATGTTGCTAAAGGCTAAACAGCAATATAAACCAAAAGAAGGAGTAATTTGTTTTAAACAGTTGTTTTCCGTTACTTTTTTGAGGGAAGCAAATGAATATCTTCAAGCTTCTATTGACCATAAAAGAATATGGTTTGCTTCTAGGACGGCTGCATGTGGTAGTTTTTTTGACAGGGTAGTCTCTCAATCTGTACCGTTAAAGTTAATGCCATATGAAAACAAGGGGGATTTAATAGAATTTCAAGATGATATGGTTCATCAAACTAAAAAGCAATGTGCCTTAGTAGAAGTTAAGACTACTGCTAAAGGTACTCAGACTTTCGATCTCCCACAGCACCTCAAAAGAAGTACTTCAGCTAACCGTGCCCGTAAGGATAATTACACAACTTTAATGTTGGGAAATTGGGCTGTTAAGGCTTATAATGACATTAAAAATACTCATCAAGAACAAATTAATCATACATTTACTCCCAGAATGATAGCTTAGGTGTAATTTTAAAGTAAAATATGGCTGTAAGGAAGAAAACGGAACAAGGTACGGAACCATTGATGGCAATGCATGAAAGTATTGCTACTCAAACACGGACTCGTAGGAACAAAGCAGCCGATATTCCTCGGACTGACCGCTTTAAGAATATCGAAGACGGGATGATTCCCTTCAAGTATTCACATGGTATAACTAACAATTCCAATATTGATATAAGGGATACGATTATTTTATGTCAAAAAGCGTATTATAATTTTTCAGTTTTTAGGAATACTATTGATTTGATGACCGAGTTCTCGATTAGTAATTTATTTTATACGGGAGGGAGTCGTAAATCTCGAGAATTTTTTAAAACTCTTTTTAGTCGAATAAATATAGATGATCTTCAGAGTAGGTTTTTCAGGGAGTATTATCGTTCTGGGAATGTTTTCATGTATCGTTTTAATGCCAAGATGGAAAAGGACGATGCTTTTAAAATGAACCAAACTTTTGGTCTTGCTAAAGCTAGTGAAGAGATAGAGATTCCCGCAAGATATATAGTTCTAAACCCCTCTGACATACAGCTTCAAGGTAGTATTTCGTTTAGTACCGGTGTTTATTATAAGGTTATAACTGATTATGAACTACAAAGACTTCGTTACCCACAAACAGAAGAGGATAGAGAAGTCTTAGAAAGCTTACCGGAGCAAACTAGGGAAACAATTGAAGATAGTAAAAATGTAGGCATGTCTGCTATCACAATACCACTTGATACTGACAGGTTGATAGCGGTTTTTTATAAAAAGCAAGATTATGAACCGTTTGCAGTTCCCATGGGTTATCCTGTTTTAGAGGATATTAACTGGAAACANGAAATGAAGCAGATGGATATGGCTGTAGCNAGAACTACTAATCAAGCTATATTATTAATTACAATGGGGGCCAAGCCTGCGGACGGAGGCGTAAATCAAAAGAATTTGATGGCAATGCAGCAGCTTTTTGAAAACGAGTCTGTAGGCAGAGTCTTGATTTCGGATTATACTACTGATGCTAAATTTGTTATTCCAGATATCGGAAACATTCTTGATCCCAAAAAGTATGATGTAGTAAACCAAGATATACAAATGGGCTTGAATAATATTCTATTGAGCGACGAAAAATTTGCTAATACTAGTATCAAAGTTCAAGTATTCATGGAAAGACTTAAACAAGGTCGGAGAGTATTCTTAGAAAACTTTCTTATGCCGGAGATAAGGCGTATTTCTAAAGAGCTAGGTTTTAAAAATTATCCTACAGCTCATTTTGAGGATGTAGACTTGAGAGACACATCAGTTTACTCACGTATTTATAGTAGGCTGATTGAATTGGGAGTTTTAACAGCGGAAGAAGGTATGCAGGCTATAGAGTCTGGAAGGTTTCCAACTGCGGATGAGTCTGTTGAATCTCAGAAAAGATTTCAAGAGCTTAAAAATGAAGGTTTATACCAACCTTTAATTGGTGGGGCTAAAGCTCCTCAAATGAGCGGTAGACCGCCGGGGACTAACACGCCCAAGGGAAATGACACAAAAACTCCTGTAGGAACTAAAGCTTCAACTAAAGAAACTCTTAATTTTAGTTTAAGCAGTATACAGGAGAATTTAAATCTTTCAGATAAACTTACATTGGAAGTAGAAGCCTCTTTGAGGCAGCTACATAATAGAAAACGTTTAAGTAAGCAGCAAAAAGGGATAGCTAAAGAAATAACTAATATCGTTATAGCAAATGAAGACCCTGAAAACTGGTTAGCTAAAGCGGGAAGGTATGCAGCGGAACCTACCGATAGAAATCACGAAAGAGTCAAGAAAGTCCAAGATGTTGCTTATGAACATCAAGTCGATGACTTTTTAGCGGGAATATTATACGCAAGTGTTTATGAAGGAGAAAAGTAATGGCAAGGCCAACTGTAATTTACAATTGTCAGGCCTTGTTTGTAGGACCTGCTCCAAAAAGCGGCTATAACTTTTTAAGTTATGTCGGAGGTGCGCCTACTGATGATCACTCTGCATTAGTCCAAAAGATAAACAGGCTGAATCCAATTGATAGGATTCAATCAGTAAGTTATACTATCAACACCCCACATACTGATATAGTTCAAATTAATCAAAGGGGATTGGTAGACCGACCTTATATTGATTACCCTTCAGTAGAGTTAAACTTTGATTACTTACTTTGCGGAACTAAAAATGAATCTCGTCTAGGCTTCAACGTTAATTATCCTTTGTTTAACTTCCCGTTTAGTGGGGAGTCTTTTTATGAAGATAATCAAAATGTTTCACTTCTTTCAGGCTTTTTTGAAACAGACGAAAACAAACAGTTAAAATATCCTTGGCAAGATTTTGCGTTAAACCAATACAGAGACTGTAGAAATATCTACGCTGTAGTTAATCCAGATAAGGGAGATATAAATAAACATTATTTTAAAGAAAATTTTGTTGATCCAGACATCTATCAATCTATGGATCCCGACGCCACTGGTTACCATGTAATAGGGTTTGGTAACTGCTACCTTAATTCTTATAGTACTCAAGGGGCAGTAGGTGGATTTGCTAGTGCTTCTGTTTCTTATACAGCTTATAATATTAATTTTGATATGAGCGGAAGCGGGTTTCAAGCCCCGGGAATAGAAACTAAAAGTGGGACTATCAGCCCTGACAAAAGCGTGATTATACCTAGATATCTTTCTTCAGACGGGTATGCAGCGTTGACCCACGGAGACATCACTATAAGCACGGATTCTTTTTCAGGATTAGGAGTAGATTTTGACTCCTTACATATTCAAAGTTATGAAATATCTCTAGATTTAAATCGCGAGCCTTTAAATAATTTAGGGTATAAATTTCCAGTTAAAACGCTTCCTACTTCCACCATATACGCCAATTTGAGTTTAGAGGGTTTTGTGGATTCAGGAAACAGCGGCTCTTTAATAGACTTAATATCTATCAATAGTGGTTATAATTTTACTATTAAAGTAGACCCTAAACAAGCTTGTCCTAAAAGTTTAGCGCCCCCCATAAATGCGGGAACCATACCGATTAACAAAGAAGACGAAGCATTAAGGTATACATTTATCGGCGCAAAATTGAGTGATTTTGGATACAACAGCGCCATAGGAAATAATAAAGTATTCACAGCTTCTTTTAATGTAGAGGTAGATCCTGACAATTTAACTGAGGGATTCTTTATGAGTGGGGTTTATGGTATGGAAAAAGTAGAAGATTTCATATTATTAGAGGGTACAGCAAGCGGTGATAATCAGAATGGATTTTATTTACAGCAGGAAACTAAAGATTTATTGGTGACAAATCTACTACCAGCGTATTAAATAGTGTATATTACAATAAGGTTTAAGGAAAAATGGCAAATAAAAAGATATCTCAATTAATAGGCCTAGGGGCTAACGAGAGTGTAAGTGGGTTCTTCTTAATACCTGTAGGAGCTGGTACTTCTACTGGCCCTTACGTTACGAAACAAATAACCACAACAGAACTAGCAGAGTTCGCATTTACAGGAGATGGACAAGGATTTCCTGCTTCACAGCTTTCGGGGCTGAATAAAAATGTCTATTTTGATAATCATGATACTTGGCAAGATGCTTCTAATACTGATGTAGCTTCATTTCCTTTTCTTCAAGTTAGAAAGTCAGACGGTCTGTTGGTTACTGGTAGTGGTGTAGCTTTTGATTCAACTTCTACTCCTTGGAACTATAATGCAGCTAGTGATATCAATATGCAAGGTAATGATATCAATAATTTAGATGACGTTGGTTTTTTCGGTTCAACTTCCAAAATTACAAATACGGCTGCTACTGACGACTTATTAATAGAAGCTGGCAGGGACTTAATTTTATCTGGAGCTAGGTATGTAGATATAAATTCTACGGCTCTAGATGTTACGGATACTCCTTTTTCCGGAAATGTTACCATTACAGGGGGAGATTTAGAAATAGACCCCAGTAAGAAACTTGTGGTCAATGAGATTGCAGTAAATGGTAGTGTTGGAGATAAAGCTAGTTTGAGCTTACAGGGAGCGATGGACATAACTCCCGTATCTAATATAACTAACGCTACCGCAGTTAATTGGAGTTTATCTAATATTCAATATGAAATAATTAATCAAAACACTACTATAACTTTTAACACAGTAACAGACGGACAAACATTAACAATGTATGTAGCAAACAATAGTAATTCTGCGAAAACTGCTACTTTCGCTTCAGGTAATGCGGTTGTATGGGGAGGAGAATATGACAGCGGACCTCCTGCTATAGCTGCGGCTAAAACAAACCTTTATACTTTTATAAGAATAAATACTGGTATATTCGCATCTGCTGTAACAGGTTATGAATATTATTAATGGCTATAGTACCAACAGCTTTCATAAAAAAACAGACTCTTCCCAGTACTGCGGGTGAAGAAAAAGTAATTACGTGGAATAAAAGTTTATACTGGGGCCAAGAAGATAATGTTCAAACCACTACTACTTGGCCGTTTAAAAATGAAGATGGAGATTTATTTTCGCCTATTGATGGAGAAGATACTTATGACACCACTCGGGAAGCAGGTAACAGTTTGGCATATTATGGATGGTACTTAAATGGTGGAGAGTTAGGTAATGGAGATAGTATTGATTTATCAACGTATCATCAGGCTGATCCATGGTATGTGGGCACAAATGGTTTGCAGTTAAGGTTAGATTTTGAAGCAGACTGGGATACTTCTGACGAAAGAGAATTAGATTTACCTTCAGATGTATTGCGTCAGTATTATAATCAATTCATACAGAGCGGTTATGCTCTAGGAACTTTTAATTTGAACTCTAGCTCAACTTTAACAGTTAAGGTTTCAGGTTTAGGAGAGATGTGGGAGCCGGATTATTACGACTTGATGGATTTAAGTGTTAATGATGCAATACTTTGTTCAGGAGCTTCTCCCGGTAATAATGGAAGTTATTTTGGTTTAGACCCAGCGGGAGACGGCAGAATAGATGTTAGGCAAGTTAAATTGTATGCAGCGGGATCTAATACTGTAGTAAATAGTCAGGTTAGAGCAAGTCAAAATGAATACGTAAACCAAAATAACAGAATAACTTATACAACAAACGCGGGTATTGGGACTTTCACAAAAAGTCTTAATGCAGGATCACACAATATAAAAATAAATCTTTCTACAGTTGATAGCCTTTATCACAGTGGGGCTTTTTATGGTTTTACATTTAGTTTTTCATAATTATGGCAATTACAAGATACGCAGGAGATAGATTCACAATAGCGGCTGGAGAAACCAAGCCAACAGGAGTTCTTGATGGCGCGTACCTTATAGACACTGGTAACCTTACTCAATTTGTAAAAAGAACAGTGGGAGGAACTTCTCAATGGTCCCAGTTAGCTGGAGGTGGTGGAGGAGGAACTCCGGGTGGGACTACTACACAGGTTCAGTTCAATAATGCAGGATCTTTCGCCGGAGATGCAGATTTAACTTTTACGAATGGCAACAGGCTTAATGTTAACAAGCTCGGTATCTCTGGTAACATTTACGATTCTAATAATTATATCGGTGAAGGAGGAATGGTTCTCACTAATCAGGGAACAACTGGTGTTAATTGGAAAAGTATTGAATCTGTTTTATCTGGAGTTGGAGGTTCCGGCGTTGCTAATTATGTAGCTAAATGGTCTGATGAAGATACTTTAACTTCAGGAACTATTTTTGATAATGGAGACGTCGGCATTGGTACGGCCAATCCGGGAGGCAAGCTTCACGTATTTGATACAGTTATATCAGATATGGTAATTCTTGAAAGTTCTGGTCCTTCGGCCGCTGATGGCCCAGACGTAGTCTTCTATCGAAATTCAGCTTCTCCTGCCGATAACGATGATTTAGGTAAACTAGTATTTCGAGGTAGGAATGATAATTCACAAGATGTAAATTATGCAAATATAATCGCGGAAGCTATAGATGTTTCAGACGGTACAGAAGACGGAGCTTTAAAGTTTTATACTTACCTTACTGGCGCCAACACAGAGACGATGGTACTAAAAAGTGCTAACGTTGGTATAGGAACAAACTCGCCTAGTCATAGATTGCACGTTTTAGGCGCTACTACAGGTGGTTGGAATGGTTTAAATTTAAATGTAGTAATATCTTCGTCTAATACCTATGCGAATGGCCATGCTGGAGGTATTGCTTTTGGAGGAGCATATAACACCAGCGAAACACAAACTGTTTTAGCAGGGGTATGGGCGAGTCGACCTAACGCTGGAAATGGTCAATATGGAGGTATGGTTCATATTGGAGCAAGGGAGCACGGGACAAATAATATAGAAAAAGTTATAAATGTTAGTCATGCTAGCGTTGGTATAGGAACAACTGCTCCAGCTGTACCATTAGATGTTCGAGGAAATATTACTTTAGATAAGAGAACAGGGTCTCTGGGTTCTGCAGAGTTAGCTGTTAAAAGTAGTGTCCATTCTAGCGTAGTAGCAGATAGAAATGCCAATACTAATTCAGCAAACTTTATGTTACGTACCGCAGGTACCAATAAATGGAGAATGTCTCTTGGTATGGCTGGTTCTAGCAATGAAAAGTTTTCAATTTATGACGAAGCTAATACTAAAAATGTTTTAACAGTTGAGCCCGGGGGGAATATTGGAATAGGTGATAATCTTGTTGATCCAAAACATAGGCTTCATGTTTCTGGAGATGCCATAATTAGCGGTTATCTTTATGATTCGACAAACTCCACAGGAGCTGATGGTTACGTTTTAACAAGTAAAGAAGATGGGCCACAATGGAAATTAGTTGAAGATGTCCTCTCTGGCGTAGGAGGAAGTGGAACAGCCAACTATGTTTCAAAGTGGGTTGACTCAGATACTATTGGTAACTCAATAATATATGATGATGGAGATGTTGGAATTTCAACAGCTTCTCCAGATGCCAAGTTGCATGTGTTTGATACTACGGTATCAGATCTTGCTATATTTGAAACTAATAACCCCAATTCCTCCAACGGCCCCGATGTTGTTCTTTATAGAAGCTCTGCTTCTCCTGCTGATTCTGATGACTTAGGGCGAATAGCATTCAGAGGAAGAAACGATGCTGACCAAGATATAAATTATGCAAATATAATTGGCGAGGCAATTGATGTTTCAGATGGTACTGAAGACGGGGCTTTAAGATTTAACACTTACCTCACTGGCGCGAGCACAGAGACAATGGTCTTGAGAAGCGCTAATGTTGGTATGGGAACAAATGATCCAGACGCCCACCTTCACATTCAAAAGTCAGCAGGCACTACAACCGTATTAACTGAAGTAGCTGCGGGTTCAACAGTAGGCTATGAAATTAAGAAAACTGGTTCTACTACCCAACACTGGAAGATAGTAGACGGGCAAACTGCTAATGGTTATTTAGAAATTTATGACGCCACAGATTCTGCGACAAGAATGGCGTTTAATACAGCGGGAAATATTGGTATTGGTACCGTAAATGCCCCACATTTATTAACCATAAAAGGAGACTCCAAATACTTCGCAGCTTATGCATCTGACGGAAGTCTTGCTGCCTTATTAGGAGCAGATTCTGATGGGGATGGTCAGTTATTATTAGCAGACGTTAATGGAACAACGAAAGTTCTTTTAGAAGCTGAGGCTAGCGCTCCCAGTTATATAAACAATGGCGGCAGTGTTGGTATAGGAACAGACGCTCCAGCGGGTAAGTTGGAAATTGTAGGATCTAACGGAACTGTTGCAGGAACTCCTGACGGTGATGCGGAAGAGTTAATTATAAGAAACAATGATCGCGCCGGTATACAAATTTTATCCGCAAATAATGCATATGGATCTTTAATTTTTGGTTCTGCATCAGACATAAATGGAGCTAAT